TCATGTTTCCAGACTCTCCATCTAGTATTTGAGTATCTCCAGTATTAGTTAGATTTAAACCTAAAAACTTTTTAATAACATAAGGCTTTATATCTGTGTTTGTTGGTATTGTACTCATAAACCCCTCCTAATATGTTAGAGAAGCGTCATATATGTCTTCTCTAGACTCTGGCTTAACTGGTTTTGGTTTCAAGAATATTCCACTAAGACGTTCAAATTCTTGTTGCATAAAGTTTGCTAATGCTTTGTTTTCATCTGACATTAGTTTTGCTGCTAAACCATAAACTAGCAATGTATTTGCTTGTATGTCATCAACCTGTACGTCTTGATTATCTAAATCAGTTATTGGTACTGGTCTTATATATTCGTTATATTTGCGGTATCTATTCTCGACACCTATTATTTCATTTTGTAGTGATGTTAATATATAAGGAGCTCTAGCTTTATAATCGGCTACTGATGTTGAATCTAACTCCCCTGTGTCTGTCATTTCATCTATCATAGCCATTGTTTGCGTAAATACTTCTATTGCTTTCATTTAATCTCTCCTCTCATATCAAAGAAGTACGTTTGTACTTCTCTTATATCAAAGGAAGAACTCCTTTGATTATCTTACATTGATCCACTTGTGAAGTGAGCGTAAGCACCTTTTTTCTTAGCGTCTAATACAAATGCGTCATAATAAACACGTCCTTCAACTAAGTTTCCGTTAATTCCAGGTGGGTTATCATGTACTTTGTATTCTGCTAATTTATCTGCTGCTACTGTTACACTTGGGTGTGTAATAATAAATGCACAGTTAGTTGGTAAGTAACTATCTGGTACTTTGATTAACTTAACTCCGTCAATTTCTCCAACTTGTCCATTTACTAACATCTTTTGAGACATATCTCCAGATTTAATAAATGTAGAGTCTTGTTTGATGTAAGTATAGAAAGTAGCACTTACTGCTGCTACACGTCCTGCTAGAGGTACTTTGTTGTTATCTAGATATTTTTGTCCATCTAGGAATTTAGAATATGCGTTAGAAGCGTTAATGCTTGCACTAGCATAACCATTGTTAGCAACTGCACCGGCTGCAATTTTTCTTAAACGATAAGCGTCTTTTGTAGGAACGATAACTTCATCAATTTCTCTTTGAAGTGCTTTCCCTGCTCCTCTTACGTTCATAGAGTCAACATTGTTTCCTTTATCAATGATAAATGTGAAACCTTTGTCTTGTGATAATGTGTAGTCTGCAACTGTATCTTCAAGTTCAGCAGGGCTTCCGTATCTGTTACTTGTTGCTGTTCTATCGTAGTCATTTAATGCTACTGTTGGAATTGAATATACATGTAATGTTTTTACTCCTTCCCATGTATAATCGTGATTGATAAATGGTTCTGTTAATGATTTTAATTTAAAACGCTCATCAACTTTTGAAGCGTATTTCTCGGCTAAATTTACTGCCATAATTATTTCCTCCTCTTAATAAATAAATTTTTAATCAGAGTCAAAACCTTCAAGAAACGGATCGATTGCTTTTTGTTTTTGAGTTGTTCCTGTTTCGGTAACACTTCCAATAGCACTCTTTGCGTTCTTTTCGTTTTGCTCTTTAATTTGTAGCTTGGTCTCTAAATCTTTTATTAACCAATCTTTATATGCACTGACTAGATTGCTATTCTGTGCGTTTTCAAATACTTCTTTTGGAATACTCTCTGGTTCAACATTAGGGAATTGTTCAACGAAATCGGCATATTGTTTATTTTTGTCGTTTTCTCTTTTTGTTGCTTCCTCTTGTTCTTTTAGAGCATTTTCCTTTTCTTGTAATTGCTTACGCAATTGGCTTGTTGCAATTACTTCTTTAGCAACGTCTTCAGGTACTCCATTGTTAATCATTTCTTCAAGACGAGCTTTTTCTTTTTCTTTCTCTTGCTGCCTTTCGTAATTCTCAACTTGTTCGATGTATTCATCGACACTCATACCTAATTCTTTTGCTTTTTTTGAGACATATTGCTCGACCTTACTATTTTGCAAGTTTTCATATTGTTCTTGCTTTTTGTCATAGTTAAGACCTTTTTGAAAGTTAGTTACTAAATCGTCAATACTTTCTATTTTTACTGACTCTCCATTGTATTTAACTTTTTGGCTTAATGCCTCCAATAGTGGCTTATAGTCCACTTCCACAGGTTTCTCATCAGTTTCATCAGTTTCGTTTGGTGTACTACTTTCTGACTCCTCTTTTGGCTCATCTGTGTTTGACTCATTGATAACTTCATCGCTTACGTCACCAAAGAAATCGTCATCGGTTACTTTCGTATCGACAACTGGTATGTTGTTTTCTACTTCGTTTTCCATTAAATTAAATCTCCTCTCCGTCTTGGTTTAGACGTGTGCATTAGGTGCACAATAAAAGGAAGTAATTTCTTACTTCCCTATGGTTGTGAATCTATTGCTCTAGTTCATCATCTATATAATCTCTTTTTCTATATTTAATGTCATTAGATATTCTTTTTTCTCTATCTTTTAAACCTTTTATTAGTTTTCTTTTTTTTATTTCTTTTTGCACTCTATCTAATGCCTTTGTATCTATATCGGCGTTTTTTTTGTAATAATCTGCCGAAAACTTTTGACCTGTTTGTGGGTTAGTCCAACCACTTTTAGAGTGTTCTTCGTTCCATTTTTTGTTTTCTTTTACTGTCTTACTAAGTTCGTTTAAATCAGTTTCTTCCCAATGCTTGCTGCTATTATTGTTGGTATTATCTTTGTTTACTTTTTTTATTGCTTGGGTTGCTGCTTTACTTATTCTATCTATAATGCTCATATTTACCTCCTATTTCAAATCTTTGACTACTTTTTTGTATTTGTCTGCTTCTTCTGACAACTTCTTGATAGCTTCTTCTTTTAGTTTTTTGTCTTCAACTAATTTTGCATATCTTTTTAATGTTTCCATAGCTGATTCGATTTCCCAATCGTCATCTCTAATTTCAACTATCTTATCTGTTTTTTTACTCACGATTGTAGACCTCCTCCAATTTGTGCAACTTTATTCATTGCTTCTACGTCATTTCTACCAACTTCAACTTGTGGAGCCATTATTTCTTGATAACCAGGATCACTTATGTCCATAGCTTCCATATCTTGTACTTGCCCCATACCTTGAGTGCCATTATCTAATGCTCCCATCATTTCTAGTACTGTTTGTTCCATTTGTTCTGGGTTTAATTGCATTAAGTTAGCACGTTGTTCTGGTGGCAATGTATCAATAAATTGTCCCATTAAGTTGTATATTGCAGTTTTATACATATCTTTAGCTTCAATAGAATTGATTAGTTCTTGCTTTTGAGGTATCAATTCATCTGGTACTCTCTTTAAGTATTCAACAAATTCTATCATGCCATTATTTAATAAGTTATCTAATGTTTGTAAACTTGCTATTTCACTAAAGTAACTAGCACTACCAACGTCAGTCTTAATATGTAACCACATACCTTTTAACTTCTTAAAGTCAAACATTTCAACAGTTCTACCTAAATCAGACTCAATTACTACTGGTCTTATTCCGTAGTATGTAGCCATCATGTCTATCATTATTCTTCCACAATCTTCTACAAATTCATAATATGCAGCTTTTACGTTCTCTAAAGGAACAGCAGCACTCTTTTGTATTGCAATAATTGCAGTTGCATTGTTCATTGTTACGTTTCCTAAAGATACGTCACCAACTCCCAATGTTTCTTTTGTATATTGCATTGCAGTTTCAATTGCGTTCATTATTTGAGAACTCATTGTAGCAGGCTCTAAATAACCGGCTATGTTCTTTATATTGTCTCCATTTAGGTTTGTTACTGGTATTTGTGCACCAATTTCATTTGTCCAGTTCTCAATTCTATCTGCGTCATATACGGCAGTAGGAAATGCAGTTAGCATTAAATGGTATATTACCATTGCAAACATTTTGTTTATTGCTATTTGGTTAGGTATTATTCCAGTTGTTTCTGCTCTACCATGATATGATCCTTTTACTGGCTCCCAGTTATTAAATGCAATTGGGTAGTAATCTAGTCCAGTTTTTTTATCTGCATATATGTATCTATTTCTTACAAATTTGTGAGCAAATACTTTGCCGTCTTTTTTAAAGTATTTTATTACATATATAGCTTTTGAATAACCATCTGCGTCTGCTTCAACCTTACCGTTGTCCCCCATTTGATGTTGTGTATCATTATCGGCTTCAATATATGCCCAACCTTCATCTTTATTGTATTCTTTGTATTCTTCTCGTAGATTTTTTACTAAATCACGCCCAATAACTAAGATATATGGTTGTTTTTCAACTTTTCTAGTATTTGGGTTACCAAACATTACGTTTGTTGCGTCTATTATCTCGGCTTTAATTATTCCCATAACATCTGGGTTGCTTTGCTTAAATGGTTGTTCTGATTTGTCAAAGTACCAATGTAAGCACCAATCTCCAGTATCAAAACCATCTGCTAATAATGTACGAGATAATGAGTCAAAATTGATGTTTTCTAGTATGTTTCTTATCTCTGCATTTGCTAGGTCTGTATCTTTTACCTTTTGTTGCATAGTTATTTCCATACTTTGTGGTCTATATTCCATTGGGCTTATTGAAATTGCTATATCATCTGTCTTTAAACTAGCAATTTTAAATTGCTTTACTCTTTTGATGATATTAAATACTGGCTTTGGAAGTCCGTCTGCAACAACATTTCTCCATTGGTCTCCATTTGCAAATGCTATATTTGCGTCTATTGTGTCATAGTAATTCTTATCACTACCATACAATGCGTTATTGTATCTAATTCCTGCTTCGTATAGTGCCCAATCTTTTTCAATATCGCTTTTATTTTCTACTTCATTCTCCATTTAGACACCTACTTTCTTGCACGAGCAATGTTTTCATCATAATTCATTAAATTATCAAAAGATTCTCGTATTTTCTTTTGTTTTTCTTTTTCTTCTTTTGTTAATTTTGGCTTTTTTTCAACTTGTTTTGGCTCTTTTTTTTGTAACCAGTTCTTATAAATTAAAAAAAAGTTAATTCCTATACAAATTAACAATGTAATAAATAAAAATATCTCCATTTAACCTCCATAACTCATATAGCCTTTTGTTGCTACTGCACCGGCTATTCCTAAAATGCCTTCTTTACGTCTAGCACGTTGGCTTTCTAAGAATAATCTCTCATCATCTGTCATTATCTTTGTAGCTCTTGTACGTTCAATACAGAAGCCACGTAATGCGTCTGGTGCATGTGTAAATTCGTGAGGCTCTTTTGCTACGTCATTTGCGTTTTTTTCATCGTGTTGTATTACTGGTAGTGTTCTAATTATGTTCAAACAAGTATTAAAGAACTTTAATTTGCTAGTTCTATACGTTTCTCCAGTTTGTTCATCAATAGCTTCAAACACTTTTAAATGCTCTGCTACTGCATACCAACCTTGTACACGATTGTTAGCACTACGTCTCAATATCAAACCATTTTCACGGAATATATCACAAGCACTCTTACCAGTATCGTTACGTCTATTCCATAAGTCCGGTGGTGCATAAGTGAATTTAATCTTATCGTCTCCATTAACTTCTAATATTCTAGCTGCTGCTTTTGATACGATTAAATTAGGCTCATATAATTCTTTATAAACATATTCGTTGCCTTTTGGATCAATTGCAACCCATAAGCAACATAACATATCTAGTCCATAGTCGATAGTTCTGTATCTGTCCCACTCTTTTGGTATTTCAAAAGGCTCTATTACATGAATCTTTCTATCAAACTCAGTAAAGTATTGCCCGTCAAATATGTCCCAATTACCGTCTTTTAAGGCTTTACGCTCTTTCTCTGGTAGTGCGTCTAGTCTTTTAATGTAATCAGGATCGGCTTCCATTAAGTATTTATTGTCTGTTACAAAACTAGGGATAAATATACGAGTTGTTTTTGTTCCAACTTCGTTTCTAACTTCATGTATTTCATTTGCTTTACCAATATCGATAAATCTAGCTTTTACCCACTCGTGTCCTACTCCTCCAGGGTTTGTAGAACTCTTAATGCGTTTAGGGAACTCATTAGCACCACGACAACGTGAAATCATATATACATACATGTATTCAGTAAAGTGTGTTAATTCGTCAAATCTTATAACATCATATTCAGCAGATTGATATTGGTATACGTCTTGTTCGTTATCAATGTAACCAAAGTCAATTAAACTACCATTTTTAAACGTCCATACGTGTTTTGCAGAGTTATAACTAGCAAGTTCACGTGGGTATAAGCCTTGAGTTGTACGTATTACACTACGTTCCAAATCAGGAAATGTACGTCTAAAGATTATTTGCTTACTACCGGCGTATTTACAAGCATAAACTAATGCGTCTATTATTTGTGCATAAGTCTTACCACCACCGGCAGCTCCACCAAATAATGTTTCAAATGCTTCAGATGTCATAAAATCATTTTGTTTTTTAGTTATTCTTACGTCTAATGATTTATTATCTGCCATTATTCATCAATCTTTTTTGCTAGATTCTTTTTGATTAGGTCTTCTGCTATTTCTTCTGTTACTTCAAGTTTATCTCCTGCAATTACCCAACCTAAAAGTTTGTTATCTTTTGGTATTATTTTTATGATTTCTCCATATCTATCGTATTCATCAGTATTTATTGCTTCCATTTTGATAACTTTTATGTCATCAGTTTTCTTTTCAGCTTTTTTCATATATATTCCTCCTCCAAGATAATCTAGCCATTTCTCTTTAGCGTGATTATCATAATCATCTAATTTTGGTATCTTTAATAGTTTTTTAACATTAAAGTCCATATCTAAAGGCACTACATAGCCATTTACACCATCTTTGATTAGTTCAGTACAACCCTCAATATCTGTTACGATACATGGAGTTTTATACTGCAAAGACTCTTGCACCGTATAAGGCAAACCTTCAACGGAACTCAATAATACAGTGTAATCTGCGTCTGCTAAATAGTCCCATATATCAAATCTAGGCTCGTAATACTGTATTTCTTCTCCCTCTAGGTTATGTGGTCCATTTGTAAATATTTTCCAATCAAATTTTATATTTGCCTTACGCAACATTTCACATAATTTTTGCATACGGTCTCCACCCTTGTCCGGATCGATTCGTGTGCAGCTAATTAAATGCAACACCTTATTTGTCTTTTGTGTTGGTGCTAATATGTTTTGTATTGTTGTTGGGTTATCTTTTAAAACAAGTTTTGACATTTTAGATACAAAATAACCACAACCAACTACCTCATTTGTGTTACTACATGGTTTATATTGTGCAGATAATATCTTGTTATCACGTAAATATTTATAATTTGCATGTCTCATTTCAATATATCTGTTTTCTCGTGAGATTACATTATCAGGAACGCTACCCCATACTGAATTACGTATGAATATATCACACTCATATTTCTTGTTTTTATCAAAGTGTACGAGATTAACATAAGGTGCTATTCTACGCATTTGTGTATAATAACCAGTATCATAAAGAACTGTTATATCGTAATATTCCCATAAGTTTATTACAAAATTATATAAAAATGTTTCAACTCCACCAATTTCACAAAATCTTGAGTGATATATGTATAAACTTTTTTGTTTTTGCTGTTTTTTCATATTACCCCCACGATCCTAGCATTAAGTGTTTTTGATATTCGTCCATTACTTCTTTTGAGTAAACTTTCATATTAGGAATCTGTTGTGTTTCAAATTTATTACGATTTATTCCATTTTTGTCCAATATCTCTGACATTATTGTTGTATTTGTGGTATATTCCCACCAATTCTTATAAACAACAAATTCTTTATCGTTATAGTAGTCCAACATTTGCTTAATTATTTCATTTTTAGGAAATGTTCCCATTACTGCACATACTGGAAAGCCAGGTTGCTCAAAACCAGTAAATGCTACACAACCATTGAATAATTCTCGAAGGTCTCTATACACTAGGACATCGGTGTCCAAGTATATACCACCATATTCGTATAATGCCCATAATCTAGCTACATCTGATACAAATGCCCACTTTTTATTCTCATAAGCACCTTTTACGAAGGCATTATAGTTAATATCGAAGTTATTTTCGTTTATTTCCATTATTTCGATGTCTGGCATTGCTTTTTTCCAACTAGCCATACAGTTCTGTACCTCTTTTGGTAGAGGGTTACCACCAAACCAACAATATATTAGTCGCATATACGTACCTCCACTCTTTCTGGATCATCATCGCCACATGTATAGTACTTTCGTATATGTAGGTCATATATTATCGTATCGTCATCATAAGCAACTCCATTTAAGCCGTCTAATACAGATTTAGCTACATTATCTATATCGCCATTATGTGCCGTATTTGGCTTACCATAGAGTTCTGACTTTCGTTTTTTAGAATAACTCATAGGAACATTAAAAAAAGCATTGATTTCCATTTTCAATGCTCCAGTTAGTTTTGTATCATCATATTTTTCAATATATGACTCTGCTACCAATTTTTGATAGTCTAATGTCGCTTGTGGTGTATATGTTTGTATAAATGCACCACATCTTTTAAATCTAGGACGTTGTTTTGGTTGTATCTTGCCAATTACATCAAATTCAATCATATTTATTCTCCAGTTATTAGGTACTTATGGGTACCCTAAAAAGTATTTATAAGAAAACCCCATACCATTTCAGTATGGGGGGGATATTTCATAAGCGGCTATATTTCAACCGCTTGCTCGTCAGTATATCTTTGTATACCGGAGGTGAATTGCAACAGTTATAGACTTGTATGCTCGTCTAATTATCTTTTTAATTTTTTACCAAAAGTTTCTAACTCTTGTTTTATTTCAACAGGGTTTCCTCGATTGTCCATCGTTACATCTACCCACCAACAAGATTTATCATTACTAAAGCCATTGCTTCTCTCGTATGGTGTCATGTCTTGCAGACAACTCGTTTGAAAACAATGTGTCTTTCCTTGTTTCATATAAAATGCTTGGTGTATATGTCCTGTTTGTAATATGTGTGGTCTTTCCTCTAAAGGAATTGAGTCTAAGTATTTTTGTAGTTTATAACTCTTTGCATAACTACTACCACCAATTCCATGAAATAGTCTCAGCTTTAATTTGCCAATTTGTAAGTCCTCACAATCACTTCCTAAGTAGTGTATATCTTCTCGGTGATTCGATACATCTTTACAAATGTCAGCTCCACATTTCTTATACCACCATAAATCGTGGTTTCCAGATATTAAGTATGTAGGTATCTCACTATGGGGGTATTTATCTACTACGTAATCTCTTTGCCCAGTATATGACGCTTCTTTTAATTGATATACTTGCTCATCTCGTTTAAAGCCGTCTGTTAAGTCCCCACTGTGTAAAACGTATTGTGTACCATTATCACTCGCTTTTTCATATAAGTACCTTAATATGTCTAATCTGTCATATTTATTCGCTAGGTGCGTATCACTAATAAGCAGTAGCTTTATGTGATCTAAATTATTAGGTATACGATATATATCATTTTCCTTTATCGGCTTCGTCTTTACTACTTGGTTATTTGCTATATCAAATAAATAACCCTCTCGCTTTAGTAGCTCTACAAGACCATATACTTGATATTCCTCTATGCCCAAGTCCTGTGCTATATTAGCTACATAAGGGCTTTTCTTTTTTGTTAAATATTCTTTGAATTTTTCTAACATATTACCCCCTGTGTAAGTACCTCTCAATAGATAACTACTCCATTATGGAAGCCAGTTCTTGAATATCGTCATATTCGGCAAAGCATTCTCATTATCTACTGAGAGCAACTTACAAAAGCTGCTCGTTAGGAGTGATTGATTTATTTTGGAATCTGTGTTATATTAGTTTTACAATTTACTTTTTGATTTATATACTTGTGTGTGCATATATATAGGTATCCTATGCTCTTATATAGTACCTATTTTTGAGGTATGGTATATAGGAGGGGGGGTATACTAGTATATGTCAATGTACTAGTACTCTAGCACCTCCACTCCTCTAGCACTCGACCAGTTGTGAGTGCCAAGGCAACATAATGCTAGTTATGGGAAGTTATTTTTTATTATTTTTTAATCTATTTTTATATTAATATTTATTGAATTATTGCTAGTTGATAGATTATCTTCTAGCCTTGTCTTATCGTATAATATGCCAATAGTAGTACTTAACTTATTAATATCAATGTTTTCTTGATCCTCTAATTGACTATTAATCTTCTCTAAAGCCTTGTTAATAATTGCATGGCTTTTTCTCGTAAAGTTTTGCTTATATTCTTTTATACAGTTGTCAATGATCTGATTTTTTTCTTTTTGTGTGTATTGGTTAACAATTGTGTGAACTGTTTGGCGTGTTATATCGTAATTGCTTGCAATTTTTTCCATGTTGCACTTGCTACGATTCAAGTAATATTCTAATATTATATTGTGTTTGTCTTCTTCGCTTAATTTGTAGTTATGCTTTTTTTGTGTTGCTATCTCGTTTTTGTTTGTTTGCTGCATGCTCTCACCTCTAACGCAAAAACGACAGTTTTTTTCTTTTCTGTTGTTTAGTTCCATAGTATAGCCTATATCACTATATTAGTTATAACACCAAAAAACTGGCAAGAGTTGGCAAAAGTGCAACTATTTTTCAGATTTTAATATATACTACGTATATATTACAAAATTTCTTCATTTTTTTTTCAAAAAACTATTGCGTTTTTCTTAATAACGTGATATACTTAGTTTGTCAATTGAGAAAAGCAACAAGATCTGCACGACATGACAAAATGCACTTATTCAAAAAAGTGCTTGACAATTTACTATATAACGTGATATACTTAATACGTAATGAAGCAAGAGACCATGTACTGCCCTACACGACAAAAGCAATTGCTCCGGTGGTTGTTATTTGTGGCTAGTCAAGGACGTAAAACAGTGTGAGACGTCTCTATAAATATTCATTATATAATAATACTATATAACGTTATATACATATAATTGTTATATCGATCTTTGAAAACTAAATAGACCTTGTCAACGAGGTGGGAACCCTAAACGAGACAAAAAGCGAGATAGTGAAATATCGCAATAAAAGGCAAAAACTACCTTTAAAAAGTAGTTTACAAGTTAGAACAGAAAAGAGGTTGAAAATATGAAAAACAAAAAATTAAGACTAAAAATACAATACAATTATATTTTAATAATTATTTTATTTATTACATTATTTTATCTATTAAATAATATAAATGGCGTAAATGGTGCTTTTATATTAAGTTATATTGATATTTATTTTATAGTTAAAAATTATATTTCAATATTAGAAAAAGAATAAAAAAATAAATTATTCTAACTTGTAAAGTGCTTTTTAGAGCACTAGAAAAGAGGATCATTATATGAGCAATGAAACAGTTATTTTAGCTTTTTTAGAGAAAAAAGCAGCACACACACCTACAAGAAATATACAAAACGGCTATTACATGTATAAGGGGCAGACCCTAAAAAGTAATGGACTAGAATTAATTAATTATGCAACTAGAATTGCATACCATGAAAATGGGAAAATATATCTTAATATAAAAAGATATAGTAGCACAACGAGCCACACACAATCAAAAATCAGATATTTAGCAACAAAAAATAATTTTCAAATAGTGGAATATGAGGAGGCGTAAACTATGGAAAATTACAAGAATTATAAAGAATATTTTATACAAAATAAAATATATAAAGAAGATCAAACATTAAAAACAATAAAAAAGATTGAAAAAATGAAAAAAGAAGAATTGCAAAACATGGAAGATTGGCAAAAAAGCAGATTATGTGATTATTTAACAGAAAAGCAAGCTAAATTATTATATAACAATGATTTAAAAGAGTTAAAAAAATTATTAAAAAATTATAAAACAAAAGCAAAAGAAAAATTGCAACAAGCAAAAGAAAAAGCAATTTCAGAATATAACGACATTTTACAATTAAAAGATATTAAAAAAGCAACGTTTGAAATTGAGTGGACTAAAACACGAGGCACTTATGGTTATCAATGCAAATGTTATTCTAAAATAGAATATAAAAATGGCAAATATAATTATTATGAAGGTGAAAAAACGGGCGGTTGTGGTTATGATAAAACAAGTAGTGCACTATCTTACAATATGAATAAAACATGCAAAATATTACTTGCAAAACATGCAAAAAAGATTTTAAAAGATACAGAAAAACATTATAACTTTTACGCTTGTGAAAACTTGTACTTCTCTTATGGAGTTGGTTTAAATTCATACATAACAATGTTTAAAAATATGGGTTATAAAGTTAATACAATATATCATCAAAATGAAGATATTACAATTATCGTAGAAAAATAAAAAAATACAAATGTTAGTAAATGAAAAGGAGATAAATAAAAATGAAAAAAAATAAAGAAGAATTAATAGAACATTATAGTTATTATTATTCAGATAGTATAGGCTTTGTAAGAGATAATTTAGATAATTATATAGAAATGGATCATATTTTAAAAAGCATATTTAAAAATATAAATGAAATGAAAAAAGATTATGAAATATCATTAAATGAGAGTGGAATATATTTTGTAAACAAAAAAACAAAAGACAGTTATTCTGTAAGAATAGAGTTTTAAATAGGAGGAGTTAATTATGGTATTAAGTTTAGAAGAAAAAACAAAATTATATGAAAAAGCAAATAAATTATATGAAAGCATTAAAGATATTAAAATTAGAAGAGAAATAGCTATTAATGTTAGTCCAAAATATTACGATAGTGATTCAAGATACACAAGTTATGGCTTTAAATATTATTACAATGGTAGTATATCTATTTTTGCACGCAATATTAAAGATTCATTAGAAGAATTAAAAAACTACATAGATTATAAAAATGGTGGTCCAGAGTATATAGACGGTAAATCTGTAAGATTTTTAAGCGATTATACAGTTAATGCTTTATTAGATTTTATCTATCATGGCGACACAATAAAAAATGAAATTATAAGACAAAACGAAAGAGAAAGAAAGGAATTAAACGATTTATTAAGTTAATAGAGGTGATAAAAATGAATAAATTATATGATAACGGATCAATTTTATTAGGAACAAAAAAAGATATAGTTAATCAAATATACAATAATATGTTAGAAGAAGAAAATGATGAGGAATATATGCAAATATTAGAAGATTTAAAAGATTTTAAAGAAGATACAATAATAGCTTTAAACTATGACAATGGTATGGGTTATTCAATAGATTATTGGGAAGAAAAAGACGAGGTGAAATAAAATGAATATTAAGAAAGATTTAGAAAGTATAAAAGATTACTGTTATAAATACATAGAAAGACAATATGGAATTAATCAAAATTATATTAGAAAAACAAAAATAACAAAAAATGGACTATTTATATACGGACATAAAGTATATGCCCCAGGTTATAGCTTAACTTATGATATACATACATATATAAGTTGGTATGAAAGCAATAATTATAGTTTTATAAATGATCTGTTAGATACATTTGTATCAGATTGTAATAGATTAAGGGAGAGTGAATAATATGGAAGATATTAAAAAAGAAATTGAGTACATGTTAAAAAGAGACAATAACATTTTAGAAATGACAGATAATAACAAGGATGAAAAAATCAGAGAGCAGCATTTAATTGCTTTAGGTCAAATACTAGCTTTAAACGATTTAAAATACAGTATTAACAATAATAGTTATTTATATAAAAAGGAGATGAAATAAAATGAAAAAATTATATGAAATACAAGCAGAATATTTTGAAGCCTATGATAGAGCAATAGATTGGATCACTATGGGTTGTACTTTAAAAGAGTGCATTGAAGATATTGGTTTTAATAATATTACACTCTTTAACCCATTTGAAGAAGACGATAAAAAAGACATAAAAAATATTTATTATAATTCAAACATTTATAATAAATTAACAGTAGAAATGTTGAAAACAAAAGTTAAACTATCTTCTACTTATGAAGATTCAGATGGCTTCTTATGTGTAAATGTTTTTTGTGAAAATGATGAAGATTTTAAAAAGTTTGAAAAATTATTAAAGAAAGAAAATTAAATTGACATATATTATAACGTGTTATACAATATAAATAAGAGGTGATTATATGGAGAAAAGAACACAAAAAGGTATGCAATCTAAATATAAATACATTAACAAGTATACAAATGAAAATTATAAAACATTTGGTGCAAAAGTTAGGCTAGAAGAATATGATGAAATAAAAGAGCTATTAAAACATAAAGGTATGACAAACGCAGACTTTATCAGATACGCTTTAGAAAAATTAAGGTCAATTTAATAGCCTTTTTATTTTCTTATAGAATACACTCCCTTGGGGGGTGTTTTTTTAATGCAATAAAAAAGAGGCTTTTATGCCTCTAATAATTCTTTTAAAATTGCTTCTAATACATTTACAACAATGCTATTGCCTGCTTGCTTATATAATTGAGTATTGCTATTTACTGTTGCTGCTTTTTCAAAATCTTCATCATCAAAGCCCATTAAACGCCAACACTCTTTTGGAGTTAGTTTTCTGATTCTCAAATTATTCATTATCTCTCACCACCACTCCTACGTTGTCCCCCCCCTTAGTAGAAATTGTTTGAGACATATTTTTTTGTACGTTTCCACGATGATATTCCATACGGCCAGATATATCTACTCCATCGCCCTCAGTTGCTTCTAAATAACCTTTTTTTGTTGCGTTGTTGATATATAAAGTTGGTGCTCCCTCAAATCTAGCTAATATAGTTGGGTGAATATCTTTGTTATTTATAACATTTTGCTCTAATTTATATTTTTGATAATTAGTAGTTAATCTGCCTTGAATTGCTTGGTCTGATAAATAATACTTTTCGTCAACGTTTTCTTCTAATAAATCTTTTAATTTTAGTTTAAGTTCTTGTTTTGGTGGAAACTTAAACTCTTTTTTTATGTCGTTTCGTATGCTAATAGTAAATACTCTTTCTCTATTTTGAGGTATACCATAATCTTTTGCATTTAGTACTTGATAGTAAGAAGTGTACCCCCCCCTAGTTAGTTCTTCTAGGTAGTTATTAAAGTTATGTATATGTTTCTTGCTAATTATATTTTTTACGTTCTCCCATATTACATACTTTGGTTTTAATTTATTTACTATTCTAATTGTCTCATACATTAAACTACTACGTGTACCACTATCTTTATCTCCTCCAGCTTGTTTGCCTGCTAGTGAAAAGTCTTGACATGGTGATCCGTGCATAATTAAGTCTACGTCTATATCTTTGTCCCACGTGCATATATCTTGTGGCTCAAAGTTTGTATTATGTATTGCATTGAAACTAGCTACTGCATATTTATCTATTTCTACATAATCTACTATTTCAAAATCTATGTTTAGTCTTTCTAGTGCTTTACTACAAGCACCTATTCCACCAAACAGTTCTAATACTTTTAACATTTTTCTCCTTTCTTCTTTAAATGCTTTTATTTTTGATTTTCTCCACGATACGTGTATTTATATTATTTTTGTTCTAACCTTTGCGTATGGGCTTGTTTGGTGCCTTAAATGGCTTGTTATTATTTATCATCTCCACTTATCTTTAAGCAACACCATATAAATATTATTATTATGAGTATTATACTAATTTCTACCATTGCTTAACTCCTTTTTCTTTGGCTCTACTGGAGATTTAGTTATCTTTTCGTAGTTTGTCAAAAAATGATTTATATTTAATAGCAATTCTACTTTGTCAATTTGCTCTATATCACTATTGCCTATTTGTTCTATTATTATGTCTAGTGCTTTATTTATGCTTTCTTGTTTCATTTATTTCTCCTGTATATAATCTATTATTTCATTGATTTTATCTCTAATCATTATTAATTTATCAGTATTATCTTCTCCCCTATAATATAGATTTTCTATCTTCTTATCTTCTTCTATTATTTCTACTTCATCATTTAATATTTCAAGTACTGCATATTTCTCAAATAAATAACCTAAATCAGTATTATAATAATCTATATCATCATAATCAAAAATTAACCCTCTATATTTTATCGTCTTTGGTGCTTCTTCCCCGTTTGCTATCTTATTTAATAAATCTATTATTTTCATTATTTACTCTCCTTATCTATTTTTAATATTATTTTTTTAATCAAATCTATATTATGTTGTGATAATACATATCCTGTGTTTTTTGTTATTCCTATTCTTTCAGTTGTTCTAACAATACCCTCCAATTCATAGCATATATTACTTAATAAAGTTTTTAATTTAATTATTTCATCAAGCATTTTTATATAATCTTCTATTAATACTACTTTATTTTCTTCCATTATTTGTTCTCCTTATCTAATATTTCTAAAAGTTCATTATCATATTTCACTTGTTCATCTTGATTTTTACAATGAAAATCATTTTCTATCTTTTCTCTTACTTCTTTTATGATGTTTTCTTTTTTATCTATTTCTTCTATTAAATAGTCAAATAATTCTTGCAAATCATATTCTTTTTCTTTGTATAATACTTTCACTTTATATTCTAATTTTACTGTTTCACTCATTACTATCATCTCCTTTTAGTTTTCTTAATTTGTCTAAAAATGTATTGGCATAACATCTAAACTCTAAATCTTGTGAATATTCTATTAAATACTTTTCTAATTCATTTATGATATTATTTAGTCTTTCATTTTCATTTTTTAAATCAACCAATGTATCTCCAAACTCGTTTCCAAATTGGTTATAATTGTAAGTTATTATCTTATCTATATTCACTCTTTATCACTATCCTTAAATTAAATAGTCCATATCCATATACATAGCTTTATAATTCCTACTATAAAAGTTATTCCAACAACTCCTGCTAATAAAAATGCAAGTACATAACTAATAAAATCTTCTATATCTTCTTTTGTTATTTTATCTTCTTTCACTCTTTACCCTCCTATTCTATTTAACATGTATTCATGTGCTTGTTTGTTGTTTTCTTCTAGTTCTTTTATTCTATCGTTTAGTCCAAATAATGCTAATGCTATAAAAAACGTTTCTATGGCTAGTAATACTACTAATAT